CTGCCGAATCTGCGCCAAGAGCGGGAAGAGACTGTTCCAGCAAGTCCATCGCCATGCTGATGTTAATCATGGCAGCTTCCCGGCTACCCATCTTGGGTTCGGGAGTGGACATCGGGGCAGCGATCGGAGGAATTTCGTTATCAGCAGGAGACAGTGGCGCTTCAGGCTCACCGACAGCAGGGGTCTGTGCAGGCATAGCAGCACCTGCCGAACGGGTTCCCCGCATCAACTCCATCAACTTATCTGCTGGCACACTCATAACAACTCCTGAAAATCTGTAAAGGGCATTTTATGTCAGCCCTTTGCAGACAGTTTTTTAACGACGAGTCTTGCGACTACGCTTCATCTTACGTCCGTACATGATGGCTCCTTATCGACGGTTGTAGTCACGTTGACTACGCCCGGTGTAGGTTTTAAACCCAGTTTGACGCATTGTCAAGTTAGGACTTGCTTCGCCTTTGGTCAACTGTCGCGTTTCCACCCGTGGCTGGTCAGCTTTGGGGGCGGTCATGGTCGAAGTTCCGGGTGCTTGTGCCATCATCCCACCTGTTTAAGTTGAGGTCTACCTTCTGGTTGAGGAGCCAATGCCTTTTCGATCATTTGCTTCTCTTCCATCTTCTTTAGACGGTCTTTAAGGGTCTGCTTCATGGGCGGGTCAACCATGTCTAGCAGGGATTCCTTGTCGATAACCTGTGCATTGAATAAGCTAAACGCCAAAGTCCTCAGGTCTTCCATGAAGATAGGACTGTTGGAGTGAGCGTCCACTTTCACCACGTAGTCGTTGGTGAACTGTGCTGCGATAAAAGGATTGCCGTTGTCGTCAACGTAGTGCGTGTCATCGTACTCTTGCATACAGCGCAGGTACAAAGTCGCCATTTTCTCCAGTGAGTCTTCAATGACGAGGGCGCGTTTCTTGGCACGGCTGGAGCCAAGACGGGCAAGCTGGGAAGCATGACCTGACGACCTCACGCCTGATTCGCCACGACCCTGCAAAACATTGACGATGCCACTGGCTTCTTCAAACATGTTGTCTATTTCGCCAATTTCGCGGAATAGATCAGGAGGAATCTGCGGAGCTAGCTTCTCAACCTTGGCGTTTGGCATGTCAGATGCCAGCAGACCACCTGCACGGTTAAGAGCGAAGTTCTTTTCGTCCAGAATGCCGGTAAAGCCGATCAGAGCAGTAGGTGGCGAGACCTGTTTGCTTAGCAGGTCTAGGATTTCTGCCATTCGCTTGTTACGAAGCTGCTGGAGGAAGACCAGACGCTGAACCTCTGACATTCCCCAGAAGTAGTCGTACAGCGGATTCGGGCAAATCTGCACGAACGGGATTTCTCCCTTGAGGAACAGGCTTTCGTTAGCTCTGTCGTAGATGATTACGTCTGGATCGGCCTTTGTCACCACTTGATAGTCCTGAATGTCGTCATTCCAGACGTACAACTCAGTCATTTCGATGGTTTCTTCTGCGACTTCAGCTTTGTAGCGACTCATCCCACCCAAATCTAGGTTGACGTTGCCATACAAAGTTGGATTTGTCTGGTTCATGATGATGCGCTCAATACCGTTTGCGATGTCGGTACGGTCATGAGGCATGGCAGAAACACGCTTTACGATGGCTTCTCGCTGCGGATGGCTCCACAACTGACTGTAAAGCTCAGACTTTGTGATGTAGTAGGTGTGGACAAAGGCTTCTTGGTTGTCCAAACCTGGGATGTCTTCCCGCAAAACGCCGATACAAGCAGGTTCTACGTAGTGCGGATGAGGGGTTTTACCCTTCATGACTAGCTTGATAAACCCGCTGTTGTAGCAAAGTGACCAAGTTGTAGCCAGGGAAAACTTCTGGTCTGCGTTGGTGTCTAGCCAGCGGTCATTGAGAGCGCGGTTTAGCACCGAAACCTTGTGGTTTTCTTGTGGAGGAACGCTTGCCCCGAGGTTGATGCTAAAGCGAGTTGTCTCTGCCGAGTACAAAAAGCTGGTTAGCTGGTCAATGTGGGGGTAGATTTTGTTGTACAGGGCAGGCGCTTCATCAGGGCCATTGCCAAACAAGTACCAACTACGCAAAGAACCATAGTCAACCTTGCGCGGCTCACGCGAAACCAAACACTTCTCAATGAGTTCAAGGTAAAAATCCTCGCGCTCTATCGGATTAGTTGGAATTCTCATGGCTTGCTAACCTGAAGGTTCTCATGGTCCTGCATGATAACGCTGGCTTTTGGACCCGTCAAATTTCCTGCTGACTTGGGGTTTATACCTACTACTTCGTCTTTTACGGGCTTAAATTGGCCTGCCATGACGGATTTCATGCTGATATTGCCGCCACCACCCCAGATAGCTTGGTCTCCAGGGCGCGGTCCTTGTTGCTTTTGCTGCTCTTTGAGGACGGCATCTGCTTCTGCAAACTGTTTGTCAGACAGTTGGTTGTGGCGTTTGAGGTAGCCGGTCTGGTGTTCACCTTCTCTGGTTGTCTTGATGTCGGTCATGTCGTAGTCGATAGCAAGCTGCTTGACGGTCTTGTCCGTGCGCTTGGTCTTGTCTGACTTGAGGCCGACAGGCTTGAGGAAGACTACGCTGAGTTCTCCCTTGCAGTTTTTCATGGGGCACTTGGGTTCCCATGCTTCAAAAATACCGTGAATATCGCAGTGATAGTCTTTCAAGACAGCCATTTTTACCCTCTTAGTTGCTCGTCAAAACTTGGATTGCTGTAGTCATGGCGGTTGACGAGGCCCACCTTGACCTTCACGCCTTCTGGAGTGACCTGTAGTTTCATCTGCCTCATGATGGGCGGCTCAGGAACGCGCCTGTACTCAACGTAGCGCCGCTGGTTCTGGTCACGCATGACACGGACAGAACCTTCCTTCCAATGCGCGTATGCCTTGTTGACACGCATCTGGATGTACTCTGACAGAGGCTCTTCCTCGTAAACGAAGACAGAGTGAAACATGCGAAGAGAGATGCCAGCAAGTTCGCAGAAACGTTCTATGGAAATGCCACGGTCTTTGTCATCATAAAACCGGCGCATCTGCTTTTTGAGTTCCGTCTTGCTCAGCGGGTTGTTTGAAGTACTCAATCTCGTACCCCTTCTTCAACAGGTATTCCAGAAACGCCATTTCCTTGTGCATGTTCTGCGGTTCGTACTTGGTCGTGTCTATCTTGAGCTTGCGACCATCAACCAACTTGCGGGTAGGGCCGTGACAACCGAACAGCTTGTCAAGGTCAAAGTCATCATGGTAGCCAGGGCCGAAATACTCTACAGAAAAATACTTGGCCTCTTGGTCTGGAGCGTACCTGATTCCGCACCGTTCTAGCTCTGTTCGCATGAACCCTGTTAGCTGCACATCCTCGTTACAAAACGGCTGAACATTGAACGCTTTGTGCATCACGCCGTACTTGCCTGGGGCTTGCAGCATCTTCTTGCTTCGCAGGGATAAGCCACCGTTTTGGATGATGTGTTTAGGGTCAGGCTCTTGCTGCCAAGTCCAGTTGTAGAAGTACTTGTCTGCCGTCAATGCAGAGTGCGTAGGAGCGCCTACGTAGTCGTAGTTGTACCAGTCTTGCTTGAAGTTGTTGCCATCTATTACCCATCCGTCATCCTGCACCACAAGAACGTGGCTTGTGTCTATGAAGTTGTGCAGGGCGTACATCATGAACCACGAGTACTGGAAGTAGTCCAGCGGAAAGATTCCCTTGTGTTCCACAAACCAAGGCAAAGTAGGTGGCCTGCTAGGGCTTAGCAGTAGAGCTTTACTTCCCGGTAACTGTGTTGAGCTTTTGACAAGGCTTGCTATGGCGCTTGTGCCATCGTTATGCCCGTACACCGCCACTACGGTCAGGTTACTGTGTTCCATACAAACCTATGCGCTTGAGGTAGTCGCTGACGTTTCTGCCAACAGCAATCTGCTCAGGCGTGTAATCTTCCTGCGCCTTGCTGATGTCGCGGGTAATCTTCTGCGCTATCAGGCGAGGCTGCAACTGCTCTGCAAAGGCAACGCTGGCAAGGGCAGTAGCAATGACTCTATCGTCTTTGCCACGACCAGGAGCGCCCAAGAAGCCACTGTCTCGCACAATGCCCTTCATCTCCTCCAGCAACTCCATGCTGTAGACACGCATCATGTCTCGCTCAAAATAGTCTTTCATGTAGTTGAGCATCCTCTCCTTGGACGATGCTGTGGTGACGTAGCCAAGACTGTTAGACAGGCCACCAAGGGTGTCGTTACGCCTCCAGATGTAGTTCTGCATAGAACCAAGCACATCCATCAAGCCATGCCCCATAGGACCACCCATAGAGCTTGCCATGCGTTTTAAGTTGCGTATCTCGTTGATGACTGCCTGACCTGGGCCGTTGACCTCTAGGTTAAGCGTAGAGTTCTTGTAAGCTCCAGCAAGGTGAGCAATGACCCACGCAAACTGGTAGGTGTTGAGTTCACTGGTTGCAAACTCTGCTACTTGGTCAAGGCCGTCAGCGTAGCATCTGAACACCTGTATGCAAAATCTATCTGCCCAGTCTGAGCTTCCGTAGGCTGGATCGGCTCCAATAACGTAGTAAGCCGAGTCAATGGGTTGCTCCCACACGCGAAGCGTAGACAGTCTTTCTGTACTTCTAAGCACCTCGGTGTCTTGGAACAACTGACCAAAACTGTAGCGGTAGTCTTCATAGTCCCTCTTCTTGCTTTGCTTGGCAGCTTCTGTGCATCTCGTGTGCGAGAAGAAGCTTGTGCCAGTCATCACAAAGGCATAGTCTTCAGTAGGAGGAAACTCCTGATACATCAAGGTTTCATCCTTGATTCCCTCGTGCATCTTCCAACGCCACCACGCCATCTGCCTAGAGTTGATGTCTACGCCGTAGAGCTTCTTGATTTCCTTGACCCACTCTTTTTCTTCTGACTTGAGCTTGCCATCCCAGTACACCTTGTAAATCTGGGAGTCACCAGCAACAGAGTAGAACTCGTTACGCCACCAGCCACAGAAGATTGCCCTCTGCGTCTTTGCTCGCTTGGCAGTCTTGTACATGTCGTGGAACATGTTGAAGCCCTGAGCTGTGGACTCAAACATGTAGAGCCGTTCAGAGTTCTTTTCTGCAAGAGAAGCAATCAAGGAAGCCAGACCCTCTTCATTACCCCATGATGCCGTTTCTGTACCGTGCAGGTAAGTGATAGCTTTACCCTGCCCCAGACGAGACTTATTGCCAGCGATTTGGTAGAACAGACGCGATCTGTTCTTGAGAACCATCTGGTTCCTGTTGTGGGCCACCAGCGGAATCTTGTACTCCTTGGGCAACCCTTCCATGTACATAGCAAGAGTTGACCGAAACATGTCTCGGTTCTCCTCTGTATCTGCAACCAGCGTTCCCTGCCAGCCGGGGTGCGTAAATTGCCAGTAAAGATCGAGAGCCAGGGAAATAGTCGTGATACCCAACTGCCTGCCTTTGAGGATGACGAAGAAGTGAACATCTTCCTCTAGCCCTTTCTGAATCTCCTCCATCACATACGTCTGCGTCCCCAGCAGCGTACCCATCTTCTTCAAGCCCTCCTCCTTCGTCTCAATCTTGAGTTCAGAGCAGAACTTGTAAAACTTCTTTAGGTCAAAGTTCATCTTGTTTTCTTGTTATCAAACTCATCCAGATTCCACTCAATGATGTCGCCAGCAACAGACTTGTTCTTGGCACAGCGGATAAGTTCCTTGTAAAAGTTCTCGCTGTACTCCTGCTTCCACCTCGCAGCTAACTCAATCTTCTCCCGCTTCTTAGTGCAGAGCAAAGCCTTCTTCAACTCCATCTGCAAACGCTTGCGGGAGTCGTAAAGCTCGGTCTGCCACCGCATCTCCATATCCGATCCTGTAGCCATCAGCCGCAGCCTCCTGAACCTGCCTTACCAACATCTCCTGCTTGGCCTGCGAATAAACAAGGTTAGCCATCAGCAAATGACACATCTGCCGTAACTCCTCCTCATCCATCCACAACAAGCTAGTCACCTGACCCTCCACACCCGCACAACATCACCCTCAGTCCTGGCCTCAAACCGCCACCCCAACCGCCTACCAGCCCTGTAGTTCGCATTCAAGACCTTGGCCCTAGCCACCACAGGAACAACAAAACTGTCACCCACATCCATCTCCTCATACGGGTAGGCATACACCACCCGAGGCTTGGGCATACCAACTCCAACTTCTTTCTCTATCGCAGCTATCGTCATCTCGCTACCTCTACATATAGCCTCATGTTAAGACAAAAAAAAGACCAGCACAAGTGGTGGCTGGTCTAAGTGGAGGAAGACTCCCTGATTGCATAGGCAACTGCAATCAAAACAAGTCTACAGGAAAACGTAATTTTTTTATGGGGGGTTCATGTTGGGGGGCACACAAAACACCACCTCAAAACCCATTCCCTGGGCGCGATGACGGGATGACTGATCGGATGGCTTGCTTGCCTGCCCATTTCCCAAGCCTGAGCCTAGACTCTGCTCAGACCAGACCGGACTGATTGACGTAAGCACAGCCCGTGCCTACTACCCTGATTGTCGCCCTAACCCTAGTCTATTTACATTGTCGCCCAAGGGGGCGGAGGGTGACAGTCTAACCTGTTTGTACATTGTCCCTTTGACTGTGCTTTAGACTACTATGTTAACACCTACTAACATAATCATAGTCTATAGTCATTAGACTATTGTAGTCTATAGTCTATCGCAATCACTGTACCTAATCACACTGGGGATTGTACCTAGAAAATAATTGTGTCTAGGGTGTTGACACACTAGAAAAGATGTGTAGAATAGATGTCACTGCAAGACGCAGTGTCCTAACTTAATCGGAGGTTTCCATGTATCAAGTGACGGCTGTTTATCAAGGCTCAGAGATTGGCTATGGTGAGGGTGAGGGCCTGGG